CCCTCGTGGAACTCCCCTGAGCCAATGTCCTGATCCGGTTCCGCCGGTGGCTTTTTCCTTTTGAGCGCCAAGAGCGCCTTCCCTCCAACCGAAGGCCGACATGCATGAACAGCACTGCTGATATCTCGCTCGAAAACTATCACCGGCTTCCAGGGCTCTATCGCCGCTGGGAGCTGACCGAGGTCTGCGAGCCCAACTGCAATTATCAGATCGAAGACGCCGGCACCCATGCCGACGGGACGCCGCTTCTGGCGATCTACGTCGCCCAGCCCGCGCCCGATGTCCACGAGGCCGCGTGATGCGCCTCCTCGATCAAATCATTCCAAGGAGAACACCCATGCCGGAGCAACCGGACGAAATCACACTCCTTCGCAAGGCCAGCTACGGCCTCGAAGATCTCCCCCAAACCATTACCTTCCCGCAGCGCCCCGGTGACGAGCCGCGCGAACCGCTTCGGGTTGTCGAGGCCACCGTCGACGAGATTGCCTTCGCGATTGTGGAGGCGGAGCGGGAAAGCTCAGCGGCCTATCGCCGCGCCGACGCACTCAAGCGTCTCTACAAGTTTGCCCGTGAGGCTGGGTGCATCGGTGGTGATCGTGCAGCGGCGGCCGTGATGAAGAAGGAGGGCCAGTGATGGCCCTTCCCATCATCACTGCCGACCAGCGGCTTGCACAGCGCAAGGGCATCAAGGGCGTCATCTTTGGCAGATCAGGCATCGGAAAAACGTCCCTTTTGTGGACGCTGGATGCCCCGACCACGCTTTTTCTGGACCTGGAGGCAGGCGATCTCGCCGTTGAAGGTCTTGAGATTGACACGCTTCGACCTCGCACCTGGAAGGAATGCCGCGACTTCGCGGTGTTCATTGGCGGGCCCAACCCGGCTCTGCGTGAGGATCAGCCCTACAGCGAAGCGCATTTCGCGGAAGTGTGTGCCCGTTACGGCGATCCGGAGGTGATTGAAAAGTATCAGTCGGTGTTCATCGACTCTATCACCGTGGCCGGTCGGCTTTGCTTTCAATGGTGCCGTGGGCAACCCGAAGCCTTCTCTGAAAAGACCGGCAAACCTGACATCCGCGGTGCCTATGGTCTGCACGGTCGCGAAATGATCGCCTGGTTGACCCATTTGCAGCACACGCGCGGCAAACATGTCTGGTTTGTCGGAATTCTCGACGAGAAGCTTGATGACTTCAATCGCAAGGTTTTCCAGCCGCAGATTGATGGCGCGAAGACCGGGCTCGAATTGCCGGGGATCGTCGATCAGGTCGTCACCATGGCCGATATTCCGGACGCAGATGGCAAGCCCCAACGGGCGTTTGTTTGCCAGACGCTGAACTCTTGGGGCTTTCCCGCCAAGGACCGCTCAGGTCGTCTCGACATGGTCGAGCCGCCGCATCTCGGACGCCTGATGGACAAGATCCAGCGCCCGGCAGTGGCCGCCTCTGCGCGCCTGTCTTGGCCACCCGTGAATTCGGCCGATCCAGCGCCCGAACACGAGCCCGGTCATCCCTGATCACATCTCGCCAACCCCGGTGTCCCGATCGGGGCATCGGGTTGGCTTTTCCCTTTCGACGCCGCCGAGCGTCACATCCGCAATCAAAAAAAGGAACCGCTCAATGTCCGGACCCTGGAACGACTTCAACTCCGCCCAATCCAACACCAACGTCATCCCAAAAGGCACGCTCGCCAAGGTTCGCCTGACCCTTCGTCCCGGCGGCTTCGATGACGCCTCTCAGGGCTGGACAGGCGGCTGGGCCCGCCGCGCGACCAGCGGCGCTGTCTATCTCGACGCGGAATACACCGTACTCGAAGGCCCCTTCGCCCGTCGCAAGATCTGGTCTTTGATCGGCCTCTACAGCCCGAAGGGCCCTGACTGGGGCAATATGGGGCGCGGCCTGGTCCGCGGCATCCTGAACTCTGCGCGCGGGGTTTCGGATAAGGACGGCACCGCCGAGGCCCAGTTGCGCCGTCGCATCAACGGCTTGGGCGATCTTGATGGGATGGAGTTCGTCGCCCGCATCGACATCGGCCAAGATACCAACGGCGAAGACAAGAACGAGATCCGCGCCGCAGTCACGCCCGATCACCGCGACTATGCTGCCTTGATGGGTAAAATCACGCCGCAGATCGGTGCCGCCACATCTCACAGCTATGCGCCGCCGCAGCCTGTTGTCGCCCCGCAGACCAATCAGCCCGCTTCCGTCCCCGGCAATGCCGGCCGGCCGAGCTGGGCTCAGTAAGGGGGGACAGGCCATGCGTTTGCGTCCCCGCCAGAAAACATTTGTCGAGCGCAGCGTTGCTGCGCTTGCGTCCCGCGGCAACACGCTGGGAGTGGCACCTACGGGTGCCGGCAAGACGATCATGCTCTCGGCAGTTACCGGCGAAATGATCGGTGACGGCGCCAAAGCCTGCGTGCTGGCCCATCGCGATGAGTTGACTGCACAGAACCGGGCAAAGTTCCAGCGGGTGGTGCCGGGGATTTCCACCTCGGTGATTGACGCCATGGAGAAGTCCTGGGGTGGTCAGGTTGCCTTTGCGATGGTGCCGACGCTGGCGCGAGCTTCCAACCTCGCCGAGATGCCCCGTTTAGACCTCTTGGTCATCGACGAGGCGCACCATGCCGTCGCCGAAAGCTACCGCCGCATCATCGACCGTGTGCGTAGTGCCAATCCTGACGCGCGCATTTTCGGGGTCACGGCCACGCCAAGCCGGGGCGACAGAAAGGGCCTGCGTGAGGTCTTCGACAATGTTGCCGATCAAGTGCGGCTGGGGGAATTGATCGCCTCTGGTCATCTCGTGCCACCGCGCACCTTCGTCATCGACGTGGGTGTGCAGGATGAACTGCGTTCCGTCCGCAAAACCATGTCGGATTTCGACATGGCGGAGGTTGCGGACATCATGGACCGCGCGCCCGTCACCGGTGAGGTGATACGCCACTGGAAGGAAAAGGCGGGTGACCGCCAGACCGTGGTTTTTTGCTCCACCGTTGACCATGCCCGAAATGTGACCGATGCGTTCAAGGCCACAGGTGTTTGCGCCGCGCTGATCCACGGCGAACTTGCGGCTGAAACGCGCAAGGCCATTCTGGCAGACTATGCGGCGGGCAATATCCGCGTGATCGTTAACGTTGCAGTGCTGACCGAGGGTTGGGATCACCCGCCGACCTCCTGCGTCGTGCTGCTGCGCCCCAGTTCCTATAAATCTACCATGATCCAGATGGTTGGACGCGGCCTGCGTACCATTGATCCCGAAGAACACCCCGGGCTGATCAAAACCGACTGCATCGTTCTGGATTTTGGAACTTCAAGCCTGATCCACGGCACGCTGGAACAGGACGTCGATCTTGATGGCAACACAGAGGCCGGCGAAGCCCCAACCAAGACCTGCCCCGGCTGCGAGGCGGAAATCCCACTCGCCGCCGCCGAATGCCCGCTCTGTGGCGAGGCATTCGCGCGTGAAGACGAAGGTTCCGGCGAGGGCGGCACGGCGGCATCCCTTTCGGGCTTCATGATGACGGAAATCGACCTCTTGCAGCGGTCAAGTTTTGCATGGGTCGACCTCTTTGGAACAGACGATGCCTTGATGGCCGCAGGCTTTAACGGCTGGGGCGGTATCTTCTGGAAAGATGGTATCTGGTACGCCATCGGCGGAGCCAAGGGTGTTCACCCGCATCTCCTCGGTATCGGTGAACGCACGGTCTGCCTTGCTCAGGCCGATGACTGGCTCAACACCCACGAGACAGACCAGAGCGCCTTCAAGACAAAGGGTTGGTTGAGCCAACTGCCCACCGAGAAGCAGCTGAAATACCTGCCGCCCGAATGCCGCCATGACTTCGGCCTGACGCGCTATCGCGCCTCGGCCCTCCTGACCTTCCGCTTCAACAAGCACGGCATCGGCCAGCTGATCAAGGACGCAGCGGGCCCAGATCGGTGGGCGGCATGACCCATGACACCCTCTACACCCACCAGCGCCGAAGAGCGGCGCAGGGTCTGGCATCCACGTGGGAAGCTCTGTGCTGTCTGCCGGCAACCAACCCGCGGATTTGGCTGGTTCGATCCAGTGCGTTCGAATCGGCCCCGGGCATCAGTCTGGTTCTGCTCGATGCCATGTCAGTCCTTGTGGACGCGTTTGGCCAGGGAGCGCTTCACCGTGGTTGACCTTACAGACGAAGAACGCGCCGCGATCACCGCCACCATGAAGCGCGTGGCTCTGCTGATGGACGAGATCGGCTGGGCCACTTCGCTTGGCGCACTGTCAGAGGCGCAGGTGCGCGCCCTAATCGAAGAAGCCGTCGAGGGCTTCCGCGAAGCCATGTCCGACATTGCAAAGGCCAATCCGACGGAGGTGCCATTTTGACCTTGGACTTCAACCATAAACCCAGCCTTGCTGATCGGGTAAGCACTGCCATCGACGATGCCTTGACCGCCGGTCAGGCAAAAACTACGCCCCGCGACTACCTTGGCGGATCGCGTCTCGGGCATGCCTGCGAACGTGCGCTGCAGTTCGAGTTCACGGCGACGCCGAAAGACGATGGCAAGGACTTCAGTGGCCAGTCGCTGCGCATCTTTGCCATCGGGCATGCACTTGAAGACCTCGCCGTGGCTTGGCTCCGTCAGGCGGGGTTCGATCTTTACACCCGCAAAGGCAACCGGCCTGACGGCGGCCAGTTTGGCTTCTCAGTGGCCAATGGGCGTATCCGGGGCCATGTCGATGGCATCCTTGCCGCGGGGCCGGAGGGCTTTGGCCTCGCGGTTCCAGCACTCTGGGAATGCAAGACGATGAACGCCAAGAACTGGCGCGCCTGCGTCAAGGATGGCGTAACCAAATCAAAACCTGTCTACGCTGCTCAGATCGCCGTCTATCAGGCCTATATGGACGCGCAGGTGCCCGGCATTTCTGCCAACCCGGCGCTCTTCACCGCGATCAACAAAGATACGGCCGAGCTTTACCACGAGCTCGTGCCCTTCGACGCCGATCTCGCACAGCGCATGTCGGACCGTGGTGTGCGGATCTTGCAGGCGACAGACGCAGGCGAGTTGCTGCCGCGCGTCGCCAACACGGCTGACTTCTTCGAATGCCGGTTTTGCTCTTGGGCGGATCGGTGTTGGGAGCTGCCCACATGACTGACGACGGTGTTTTGCACTTCAACCCGTGGATGGACTTTAACGACGGGCCGCCATCGGAAAACCCGTTTGGATGTGACCCAGACCCTGGGCAAATTGGCGTGTTTCTCGACACCGTCTTCAGCTGGTGTGAGGGGCTGATCCCGCTCAGGGGCTTTGTCGACAAGGGACAAGGCCGG